TCCGTGTTGTTTAGAAAAAACAAGTCTGTACGTTTCTTGGGACCGCGGTTGATAAAGCCGACAGAAGCAATAGCCCTAGACATTTGATCAGCAAGTGTATTCTGGGTAACGTACAGCACCTCGGTACCCATAGGCTTGGTCGTTTCCACATAGGCATTGAAGTGAACTGATACATCAAGATCTCTTGTCTGATTATTGTGATGATTGACAATGGTATTAAGATTTTCATTCTGTGAATGCGAAGTGTCATCATGGAAAGTATCAACATCCACACCTCGTTTGCGCAGTTCCTCAGCAACTGCCTCAACTACACGACGTGCTTCATCAACTTCATCAAGCACGCCAGCGGCACCACGCACATATTTGCCGTGACCAGAAGATATAACAACGCGATCATAAGTTGTCATTTGAGCGCTCCTGTTTCTACCACTGATACCAATGGTTATAGTGAGGATAGTAGTGTGGCTTAGGCCGAATCTTGTAGGCTTTATGATGTTCCTTCAAATGCCCGATGCAATGCTGTTCCGCGTTGCACGATACAGTGCCCTTGGAATAAGTACAGCCATATGAGCCGTCATCATGCGCAATAAATTCACCATGCACTTTCTGGCACCGTGTTTCCACATCCTTAATGCTGAAATCTTTCAGCTTGTAATCTTTAGCGTTAGCACTAACCGTGACGCCTAGCAGCACGCAGAATATCACGAATAGTTTTTTCTCTATTCTGTTTGCTGAATTTTTCATTAGATCGCCTCGGCTTTATGATTTTGGAATAGACGCGGCCGATGGTCTTTCTGACTTGGCCGCAAAAACGACAGTTTGTCATTGGGGAACTCTTTGCTTAACCAATCTAGTTCTGTTCGGTTGGGATGCCGTTGATACCATCCTTTGCCAACATACACGTCCATCACCGTGTTGAAATATTCTTCATACATAAAACGCACACGGTCCATGGAATAATTGGCTTGCGCCCAATCCAAGCAAGCTTGTGGCTTGATGTGATGAATGTTATTGACCGCCCATGTGAAATGGTCAAAGGTTCTGCAGCGATATCCGGTTATCCCGTGCAATACTGTTTCAGTGGCCGCGCCCCAATCAATAGTTATCACTGGTGTCCCAGAAAGAGCAGCCTCTATCAGCACACCACAGAATGGCTCTATGAAACGACTCGGTGCTATCAGCGCCTTGGCACCAGCCAATAATCCACGACGAGTTTCCCAGTCTGCGAAACCTACAAACTCAACATCTTTATATTCACCAGATGCTGCTCCGGCTGCAATCAATCTAGTGTTGGTTGCCTTGGCAGCTTCAGCAGCAATATCTAATCCTTTAGCTTCTCCCATACGACCAAGGAACAACAGATAATTTTTCTTATCACTGCTAAAGGTAAAATCCGCAGGATCAAAATAGTTTGGGATCACTACATTGTACCAGTCAACCTTGCCAGCTACGTTTACCACTTCTATCCCGCTCCAGGCGTGCAACATGGCATAGGATTCAAAGATTTTCCAGCGGGCAAATGTGCCACCATAGCCGATACCCGGTTCTACGACAATCATATCGGTCATAAGTTCGGCAATAGCTTTATGACCAACACCCCAGAAGCACAGCAAGAAATCATTTGCTTGCTTGCGTTCATTAATAGCATTGATGGTGTTGATGTAAAATTTAATGTAGACCGGATCCTTGATGTCAAACTTGTATTCTTGTGTTCTGCCAACTCCATCACCATACTGCTTGATCAGATCTTCACGCGTTGTCACAGATATATGTTCATCACATTCAACTTCACTTTCTTCGTTGCCATAGTGATAGACAGTATGACCAAGTGATTTGAGCATAGCACATAGTCGCCTTACCTTCTGCGTGTAAGCACAACTGGCGTGCCACTTGTTAGTTGCAGTGTGCGGAATGCCAAGCGCGTGAAACCTCATTGATCAGTTCCTATCAAAAATGGAGGTTGGAATGGCGATTGGAATGGTGAAGGTGGTGCTCCTGGCGGCGTCAGTGATAGATATACTGGCATGATTCGGTAAGTTATCTGCAGACGCCGCTGCACAGTCAGTTCTCGATTAGGCACATAAACAGCATCACGTTGACTGTTCAACCAATCAGTGCCGCCTACTGTGCCGTTGCTCATGACGTTGTCGTATTGTTTAGAATCTGTGTTTGCCAAGTCTGGATATGGTTCCGGTGCAGTTGCAACGACTCAACCATATCAGTGACATCATTGTCATGCATGGTCTGAGCTTCTGGTACGATCGCTATGAAATCAGCATAGGCTGCATTGATATCTGTCACTGGTATTGATCCAGCAGTGGCAAACGGTGTCACTGATTTTGTAAGTGTTGCCGAAGGATTCGCGCTCATTGTTTTCTCCTGTTTAACCTAGGACTGTGAACTCCATCCAAATTGGGGTATTGCCTTGAAGATTATGAGTACCAATACCTTGAGATGGATAGCCACCAGTTTGAGATGGCACATACAAGCTGGGACTAACGACCCAATTGTTGTTGTCAAAACGGATTAAGGTGGTCGTGACGATTGTCGGAGCATTTCCAGGAATCCAATATGATTGCTTGGAGCCATCATTGGCAGCAAGACCGTTGACACGACCTATGATAGTGATAGCGTTGAGTGTTGTCAGCGGATTTGTCAAATTCAGTTCAGGATAAATCTTGCCGGTACCTTGTTGAGCACCAATTGCCTGAACAGGGTCGAAACCAACACTGAGAGCTGGAGTAAGAACCCACTGACGTATATGCCAAGTTACTGCCGTACCAGTGATTGCCACACGATTAGTATCAGCATAGGCATCACTCTGCACGTTGTAGAATGCAAGCGTAGTCGGGCTCAGTGCTCTAACGTATAATCCCGTATTAACAGATAAGCCACTTGGAGGCGTGCCAATGATTACACCAAACTGACCAGTGACATAACCATGCGGACTTGCCCATGTAGCAACGTAATTGACTTTATCAACGCTGCTTGGATTGACACCGTCAGTCGGCGTGATCGTTCCGGCCCAATACGCCTTGAATCCCTGACCGTTCGTTCCTGGTATACCACTGGTGCCAGGAGTACCCGCTGCGCCTTGCGGTCCTTGCGGACCTGTTGTTCCCACAGGTCCAGTTGGTCCAGTTGCTCCTGTAGCTGGACCTGATGGTCCAGTCACTCCTTGAATACCTTGTGGACCAGTCATTCCTGTTGGTCCTTGAAGACCGAACGGTCCTGTTGTACCAATAGGACCACTCGGTCCAGTAGGACCACTTGGGCCTTGTGAACCTTGCGGACCAGTCGCGCCAATAGCACCGGCAGGACCAGTTGGACCAGCAACTCCTTGAGCTCCGCCAGGAGTGCCAGGAGGACCAGGACCACCAGGAGAACCATCTACACCTTGTGGACCAGTCGCACCAACAAGACCAGTAGGGCCAGATGGACCAATAGGTCCGATTGCACCATTAAGACCTTGTGGACCGGCCGGTCCAGTTGGACCTGTAGGTCCAGTCGCACCGCCAGGAGTGCCAGGAACACCCTGCGGACCTTGTGGTCCCGCCGAGCCTGTCTGTCCAGGATAACCTACAACATTGATATTCCATGCTGGAAATGATCCTACTCCCATTAAAAAATCAACATTGATAACTAGATCAGGCTCGTCATAGCTGGTGACAATACCTTCAACAAACAAATTGCTTCCAGCAGTCGCTCTTAACCTAGCACCATCAAGGAAGCCTAGATGAAATTCATTCATCACAAACGAAGCTGGCCCCATCTGAATGGAGACAGTGCTATTGCTGGTCCCAGCGATCACAGGTCCAGGCGGCGCAAAAGGCGCAGTGTAAACTACCGCCAGAGGTGCAGTTGTAATTACACTTATATCCTTAACTGTCATATCTGCCTCATCCGATCACAGCAAATTCAAAGTACATATCGCTAGTCCCTTGTTGAGCATGACTACCAACAATCTGACTTGGACCACCATTATTGACATCACAAGCATTGCTTGGATTAGCAACCCACACATCATTATCAAAACGAATCAATGTAGTGCTAACGATTGTCGGAGCATTTCCAGGAACCCAATAACTTTTAAAACCGCTGGTGAAATTAGAAACACCAACTATATTGACTCTTGAAATAATAACAATGGCATGAAGAGACACCAGCGGCTGACTCAAGTTCAGCTCCGGTCGGAGAGTGTTGTCTGAGGTATCACCTCCTATCGGACAAGTAGTATCAAATCCACTACTAATAACATTGGAATACACCCACACTCGAAGGTTCCAAGCCTTGCCGGTGCCAGTAAAGTTGATACGATTAGTGTCGTTCTTGGCGTCGTTCAATGTTGGATACAATGCCAGCATGGTCGTCGATAGAGCTCGAAGATAATAACCTCTGCCGCCGTTGAGTCCTGTAGGAGCCGTACCGTTGATGTACCCAAATTGACCGGTCGTAATTCCATGTGGACTAGCCCAAGTAATCGTATCAGCAGTGGCATCAAGGCTACTCGGGTTTGCCGTCTGTGTTGGCGTAATCGTGCCACCCCACCACGCGGTAAATCCAAGACCATTTATTCCTGACGTGCCACTTGCACCAGGTGTCCCCATTGGACCTTGAGGACCAATCGGTCCGGTAGCACCACGAGGACCTATTGGTCCTGTCGCACCTCCTATTTTTCCTGTAACGCCAGTCGTGCCAGTAGAACCAATCAAGCCAGATGCACCATTAGGACCAGTCGGGCCTATTGGACCAGTTGGACCTTTCAATCCTATTGATCCTGATGGTCCAACAATGCCTGTTGTTCCCAAAGGACCAGAGGGTCCTGTTGGACCACCATAACCTACAGGACCAGTCGGACCTGTTGCACCACCTGAAGCTCCTGGAGGACCAGATGGTCCAGAAGGACCAACAATACCCGTTGGACCTGTAGCACCAATTAGCGATGGGCCTGTTGGTCCTCGTGGACCGGTTGGACCCGTTACGCCAATCGGGCCTGTTGGACCAGTTGCTCCTCGTGGGCCAGTCACGCCTAATGCTATGCCAGCAATGCCAGTCGAACCAACTAATCCTTGTGGACCTGTTGCTCCAGGCTGACCAGCAACATTTATATTCCACTGATTGTGAAAACCAAAGCCCATCAAAAAATCAACATCTATAACTAGATTAGGTTCGTCATAACTTATGACAACACCTTCAATATAGATTTGATATCCAGCACTCGCGCGGACACGCGCACCACCAACAAAGCCAAGACCAAACTCTTCCATCACAAAAGCTGCCGGTCCATATTGAATTTGGACCATGCTTGAACTTGTCCCGGCCATCACAGGTCCAGGCGGCGCATATGGTGCGACGAAGACGGCAGCAAGCGGCGCGTTGGTGCCAATGCTTATGTCTTTAATAGTCACCGAGTAATGCCTTCATCAATTGTAAGAAAGATATTGGCAACGCGTCGTTGATACTGACCATCGTTTCCTACAATGTCACCAACGTAATCTCCAGGAGCCATATATTGCATGGTGTCTTTGTATGGCACATAGAATATTAGATAACCAAAGTTTGGTGGCAATCCTATTTGAATTGTTCCAGCTTTTGTTGAAGCACTCAAGGAAACTTCATGGTCCTCTGCATGCTTACGCAGTTCCATTTCAAAATCAATGCCACGCAAATCTAGTTGCGGTGCTGTAGGATCTGTCGGTGGTGGCACACAATAGACTATGCTATCAATCCAGTCTTCATTATTGCCAACTTCAATAGTCAGCGCCACCAACGGCATTGCTAGGAGTGAGCTCATATTCAATTCTCTTTATTGATAAGAACTACCAGACAATGGATAATCAGTTTTACCATCTATACTCCCCGGCAGATAGTAAGGACCACCACCATTGACTTGAATCTGACCACCGCTTGATGCAAGATAACGATAACCATAAGCAGCACCAGAAAACGAGCAATAACCAGCAGCGATGTAAGCACTTGAACTACCTGTAACGTTGACAAAAGCATTGACGGTAATTCCATGGACGGTAATCAACGTTTTCCAAATACCAATAGTCAACTTCGAGCCACCACCTGCACCGAACAGACCTCCACTAGAATTGAAGAGGTCTATAGTGTTGGCCATGGTGCAATCACCACCTTCAAATGCTGCAACAAATGAACCGAAACAGGTCGGTCCAGTACCAGACATATCCATTAGATGTATAGAAGCATTGTTGGACACAACAATCATGTTGTTGGTTGTGTCAACAATGTTGGCCGTCCATCCTTGCATGGTAACATCGACGCCACTACCACTGACACTTATCACAGGACCTTTTTTCGGTCCCTTGACAATATAGTTTGCCTTATTGGTCTTATCTCCAACAATGCTTATCGATCCAGCCAAACTCATAATTTTTATTCCACGATCCGTAGTTGGTGGACTCGGTGCTCCTGGTCTGTTATATGTTCCAGGAATGCCTAATTGAATAGTAGCTGTGCGACCACCAAGTAAGAAGTTGGCTTGGATGTTGGTTACTGCTGCATCAATAGTTTGAAGTGCATGTGCTGGATCATTGCTCACGCCACTATTAGCATCATTACCATCTGGTCTCACATATACAATCAAGTTGGTTGTTAGCTTGAAAAATGTCTGGCTCTTGACTAATCGCAGCATCTGCCAATAGGTCGTATTAAATTCCATCATAACACCTTCTAAAGCACCAATGTCTCCGGCCTGAAGAGGCTGGCCATCATTACGATTGATTGGCACTGGTGCCAGCGCGTTAATAGCTAAAGTCATAGCGCCTGTATTCAAGTTCTTAACTTTGACAATAACTACGTCTCCAGGATTAACTGTCGTAATCGCTGGAGTAAAAGATGCAATGACTTGATTTGGAACAATGCTGGTATCTTCAGCATAAGGAATCTTGGTTATATAGGTGTTGTTGATACCGCCGCCTGTAGCCCCAAGATAATTTTGTAGTTGATATGCCGTTCCATCATCAACCAATGAAGCAATCATGCCAGCCTTCATATCTCCAGGCTGTAGCTGTCCACCACTTGCACGTTTGATCTGGCGATTACCTAGTGAATTAACGTTGATAGTAGCAGGTCCAGTATTGTCATTCGCCACCAAAACCCGCAATGGAAAACCTTGACGATATTGAGTAAGAGGCGGCGTCAACGCCACTGACAAAGCATTAGCAGCGCCATTGTCAACACAGAAATTTAAAAACTGACTACGAACCGCCCTGGTAAGTTGTTGAAGATCATTATTGGTAGGAATGTAATTGCTGTTTGCAATTACACTGACTATTTCACGTTGCGGAAATTCCGCAGCTTCTGCTGGTAAGATAGAACCTTGCTGTGCAATAGACGGGTCACCATTAACGTATGGTGCATCAGGATTAGAAACGCCGTATGGAGGATTGTAAAGCATTGGATTTTCCTCTATGGAGTGCCCGCCATCGAGCCGCCAGTTGACAGATTAGTGTAGTCATAGATAATTTTGGTATGTGCCGGTGCCCAACGACCTATCAAACATTCAAGGTCAGTTGCCAATCCAATTATCAGCATAGGATCAACACCACATTGACCAACACCACAACGAAACCAAGTCAATCTAGCTTGATCTACATAGATCTTCCAATAAAACCTGATCGTAGCAGGAGCAATTTGCCAACGTGGCATGCTCAGTTGTCCTGCTTCTTGTATGTCAAATAATACATCTGGATCAAGACTTAATGTGGGATCTGACAAAACGTAAGGATGGACAGGTGTATTGCCACACCTTGAAATGCCGCATATCCAAGGAGAATACTCTCCTATTGCTATGGTGTAACCAAGACTAGCCGCTACTTCTGCAAACCATGCACGCGACTGCGCACCTAGCAAAGTCATGCGCTGCAACAATATAGTACGCCGAGTATCTATAGATGTCGGCTCTTGCAAGCAAGGATCAGGCAAGCCCCACGCTATTTCCCAATCACGAAGTAGCTCTATAGTCTTGCGCGGGTCTGACTCTTGTTCCAACAGATCGGCAGCACGAGCATCAACAAAGCCCCAATACTGCATGAGGCCATAGCATCCATCTACAAAGTCAGAACCATATTTTCTAAGCCACGCTTGCCCCTTGGGTAATAGAGCTAGAAATTGGCGCGCATAATCATCACCAGAACGCCGAACATGCTTATCTGACTGATCAAGGAGTTGAAACTGGTTCACTGGCATAATTGATGTCTCCAAGCACTGCTAAATGACCAGGTGATGTCATGACATCATCTACAACATCTTCCAAATCAAATGATATAACCCCAGGAGTGTTCATGATGGCATAATACTTCCAAGCCGTAAAGATCGTCTGTCCTGGTGCAGATTTTTGGAATATCATGTCTTCTAAACTGGTCTGTATCAAAGCCCTGATAGTGTCTGTGTCTGGATTAAGATGAGAAATGAAAACATCAATAGGTTGAGGAATTGGTGCCACGACCCAAAAATCTTCAACAGTAACCGGCCTGACAGTATTGAGATATGCCGTGACTGCTTGAATATCAAAACCTGTTGGAAATCCACCATTGTCAGCATTCACATCATCCATCATAAATCTAACAGTAATTGTACCAATCCCCATTTCTAATGGGCTGCACCATGCTCTGGTAACTCCAGGCACAGCCAACGCCCATTCTTCATAATCATCTTTATCACCACCCATCGGTGGTTTTCTAATACGCTCCAAAACTCTGCTTCTAAGTTCTTCAGTAGTTTCTTGATCTATACCGCCTTGCATAGTCTCAACAAATGCAATTGCGAAAATGTTTACTGGAGGAGTGATAAAAGACAAAGCTGCACCGACTACTTGATTACCTATAGTTCCTGGATCAACAGCCCTCACTAATCCAGAAGAAGTTTCATTGGCCAAGACAGCGATTTCTTCAATCGTTTCATAAAGAATATTATTAGCTCCAGTAAGTTGTGAAAACATTGGAATAACGCCATTGCCAGTGGCGAGCGCTGTGAATGCGCAAGTGCCAGACGCCAAGGTAGCAAGCTTGCGCCCGGTCGTACCGTCTGAATTAACCAGCCAGATTTGACCATGCCGATCCAACCATTCTTCCTCAGCTGTATCAGGCAATAGTTGAAGCGCTAACCAATCTATATATTGCAGTGTCAAATGTGTCAGCGCACCTTGCGCGTCACTAAGCACGCGGAGCACTGAATTTTGTGGTGTCGCATCACTTCCAGGTAAGAAAGCCCGAATACTGTCACGCACTAGAGTGCGTACATCTCGCAGTGTAGGAGTTGCCCAAGGCATGATTTAGAATCCCATAGGAGATGGATTTGCTTGTTGATTTGCTTGTAGTTCATCCCAAGCAATGGTGTAGCGCATATCAATCACTGGTGTTGGCCCCTTGAAAATACGAATACGACTAACGATTGTTTGTCTATCTGCACGCTCTACATAAGCATCAAAAGAAGAAATAATTCTATTATCCACGAATGGCTGAATAGCATCGTATATGTAGTTTCTAATTCGTACAGTAGTTGCGCCTTGACCTGCCTGGACGCTCTCGATGGCAGCGCGGCGCATAAGCCACAGCTTACAGCCTATAGGCCATGCATTCCAAATAATGTCAGACTCAAAGTCACCCCACCATCCAGCGCGGTCTGTAGAATCTGGATCTGGTAATTGATCATCTAAATCGGCAAGTGCATCAGTCCCAAGTGCCACAACAATCGCAGTGGCCAATGCTTGCGTATCGTCCAACGTTCCATCTTGCAGCAGGACCCAATCTATAGAAACATTATAGTAAGGTGGAACAAAGCTCTGATTGAGCCGAATGTCTGGGACAGGACTAACCATTGGCCAACCTCAAGAAATCTTTAGCTTCTGGCCAGCGACCTTCACGAGCAGCCAAAGCATCTACTTTTTCAAAACACCAACCACAGACATGCCATGTTGGATAACGCAAGGTATTGCTTACCAAAATCTCATGCGGCGTCTTACATATATCACACAGCAACTTCTTGCCGTTTCGCGCCATTAATATAGTGCCCATTAGCCGATCTTTCCAGGAACGTTCTTAGTAGGTCCCTTCAGTGTCACAATAAGAGCATACTTTCCTTTCGAAGGATCTCCACCACAATAGAATTTTCCATCAGAATGAGCTTGAGCTAAAGTAGTTCCTTGACTGCCACTGCTTCCACTACCTCCATCTTTGCTGCTTCCACTACTTCCACTCCCTGCTACAATCAATTGAACAATCTTGCCCGCTGCTCTTGTACTGTCTTTGGAGAAATCAAAAAATATACTCGCCTTCTTGTTCTTATCTTTAAGAGATTGTTGGCCCATCTTCATGCCATCTGTGGCACCACCTCCAGCGCCAGCACCTCCAGAGGCACCTCCAGAATCAAAAGGCACAATGTCATAATAGTTGGTAATACTACGTGGAAATACTCTACGAAATTTGTAACGGATACCTCGACGATCAACATGCTCAACATTCATTTCAGGTAAAAGAGCTTCTTGTTGGAATGTTGCAGTAGTCATATCTTTCTGACTGCTATCATCAAGCAGCGCCATGCGCATAGTCTTATCGTTTGGCACGCTATGAAACAATCCATCAATGGCCGAATGAATTTGTTGCATCATGCCCTGAGTGCCAAACATCCCAGCTTCACCTTTTTCCAATCCCATCATGCGATGACGACGGTCATCAATATTGCCAGCGGCCGGGAATCCTCGATTGCCTCCCATGAAACTCATAAATGTTTCCGCACTGCCCACAATCTTTCCAAGTGCACTCTTAATAGCATCCATCGTAACCGAAGTGAAACCAAAATTCTGCGCAGCTTCAACAGCCTTGCGTGCTTCATTATGCATGAAGTTTCCGGCCATCTCTTGCATGAATTTGGTATCGTCGACTTCACCGACAACCGATCGGCTGCCACCAGATGAATAACCACGAAACGATGATTGTGAAGGTGTAGCGCGGTGCATGGTTCTTTTCCTTATAAACCAAATGCTTCGTTGAACTCTTGTAGCTGTGCTGCGGTTGGTTCTGATGGTGGCTGAAATGCGAATGGTCCAAGATTGGTATCTATATCATTCAACATCCAAGGCAGCACCAGATCCAACGTGGTGATAGTCCCCTTGTTTCTATCCTGCTCATATGTGACACGTTGCAACATCATTTTTTGATTCAACGGACACATCGGACTATCTACCCATACGCTTTGCCCTACGCGCCACAGTTGACCAGGAGCCCACATCCAGCCATAGACAATAGCAGTAGCAGTAACACGCGCCGCCTCGTTCCACTTTGCATCATTCTTAGCGCGGTCTTGTAATTCTGGCCATGTTACAGGTTCTTCTGCTGGAGTTGATAACAAGCTTGTCCTACAACCACTTCCGCCCCAATGCGCCACCATATCTTGCGCATCTGCACCGGCAGTTCCATTGCCGCTTGATCCTTGCTGACCGACTGCTTCATACATCACATAATTATCATCGACATTAATGCTGCACTGCATATTCTTAATATTGAACCCTTCTTTCAATGTAGCTACTGGTGATGAAAAATGATCACCAACAAAAACATAATCACCTTTCTCATTGGAACCTATAACTATACCGCGAACACGGGCTAAACGCTCAAGGAAATCCCAGCATGACTCACCTTTCTGGCATTGCACTTTCAGAAAAGGCAGCGGATTTAACTTGCCGACAATCTCAATAGTATTCCCAGATAGATACGGTGTCAAAACCATTTTAGCTATATCTTCAAACGACATGTTATCAAAACTACCAGTCTTCGTATTGACGCTGGACATGTAGCCCCACTTCGTGGAACCTTTGGCCAGTATCTGTATCCCGTGATTATTCACATCATAAGCAACTTGCCGTTCAGTAACAGTTCCACTCATAACTAATTGACCAGCCAATTGCACCATAACCTGATCGCATGGTCTGATTTGATTAAACGTCCAATCTACAACACTATCACCGCGGCGTTCCGTAGCAGCAAACCGACAATAGTCCCAAGCATGCATCCAACGTGTCTGAACCCAGACAGATTCCCAATCCTTAAACTCATTGCCTCCAATTTTGAGAACTGCTAGTTCCGCATTCGGCGCATCGATAGGCAGCAACGTAGGGCGTGGAACAATAACAGGTGCAGGCATTGCTCAACTCGACAACGCTCTACCTTGCCTAGGACAGAATGCCGGATGCACAATCTTGTTCTCCTGACGAATTTCATCAGCACGGCTAGAATCTGCATACAAACGATGAGCAATAACCAAACTCGGCAATGTGTCAGTAAACTGATAGTTGATCATCCGTGGCAATGGGCGTGCAGTTGTCACCAGGAAATTCACCAAAGTAGAAGCCAGACTTAACAATGCTTGATAAGTTGCCTGATCCATTTCATCAGCAGCTGATTCAATGGCATCCTGAAAAGGTTCTTGCAGTGAATCAATCACTGTTTCAACATCCTGAAAACTAGTAAAAGTCATAGCTCCAATAATATCAGCTTCAGTCGCCAAGCAAAGGGCGATACAGCTATTCTGCACCATGGTTGCGCCCACTGTCACTGGCACAGGAATTGTACTCAACCTCATCCTGACCCAATCAATCTGTGTGCGCAATGCTCCAGCTTGAACAACAAGATCAAAACAATTCAATAACTGCGGCCCTATAGCATCCTGACTCAGCAGAACTAAAGCTTGAATCTTTAAATCACCAATGGCGGTTCGTGCATCAATGCCACTCTGGCCTTTCTGGGAAATACATGTAGATAGATCATCCAACAATGTTTGGATTATCTTGTTAGCTTCTTTTGAATCTTCTGATTGCATCTATAGCCCCGGATGAATACCTGGAGTCGCATGAGGATTTATCGACAATACAGTCTTGACTCGCTGTTTCAAGAGCTGACTGGCCGCTGCCAGCAACGCACTTGTGTCTGGTCCTGACACTCCTGGTTGATAACCATATTCAACAAACGACATATCGAACACACAATAGCCACCAAGCTTTTCCTCTTCCGTCAAACGATAATTGGAACAACGAACATAGAGTGCTGGCCACGTTGGCAGCTGCAAAACTCCAGGCTGACCATCGTCCAGCACTCCCAGCAATGAATCGCGCGGCACCCGATAATCCCGATTATACAGATTATATTTGGGAGAAGTGAAAGGATACACTATGCAATAACCGCGAACAGTAAATTCTTTAGGCTTACGACCCATGTCTTCTGCATAAGGAATATCACGCTTTGGAAACTCATGAACCACAATATGTCTTCCACCAGTTTTGCTGGAACTCTCACAATGAAACTGTTGACCACGAAATGAGGCTGGCAACAATTCATCGCGCCATATTGTTCCTGGCTGACCCTTGAATTTAGCGCGATCTGATAAATCTAAGATCGTACCCATCTTTTTACCTGTTTGCTAAAGAAGGTGGCGCAGAGCGTGTACGCTCTGATGGCCCCACAGAAGCTGGGGTCATCTGTACTTTTTGTTCTTCCGGAACTGGCTTGAATAATGTTTCTAATGGAGTTGATCTTCCACCACTCTCTCCGACTTGCACCTTGATATGTCCCGCTGCTTCTATATCTGGCGATCTAGATGCAGTGTCTATAGTAGAACGAACATCTTGCAAAGATATTGCAATCCGTTCCCTATTGGCCCATCCAATATCACGGCCTTCAGTACCAAAACGTTCTAGAGTTTTTCCTTTTGAAGATACTACTCGTGATGTTTCAGGACCTCCTGCGAATCCAACAGAACTACTAGCGTTTCCTGTAGCTAATCTTGAAATGTTAGATCCACCCAAAGCATATTCAAGACCAGGATCATAATAATCACGCTGCTTATCAGTTGGTGTTTGCGCACCTATTCCTAAAGTTCGTGGTGGCCAATAACCAGACCCTGAACTCAACGCTCTTGAAAGTGTTTGATCACGTGAAGCTGCTCGATTTAAAGTGCTTTCCATCCAAGCTTGTGCAGCACCTCTACCTTGGCCGCCAGTTTCTGCTTCAGCAAAAGAAATAAACCGATCCCGTAATGCTGGATCTTTTAACATCTCAGCAGCATAACGAGCCCTAGCATCCCGTAAAGGTATAACTGCTTCTGGACCAGCTTCACCTATCAATGCAGTAGTTGGTTTATCAACTATACCGCCATGTTGCAAACGCAAATCATGAGGTGCAAATCTTGGATTTGTAGAAACATAATCATCTGCATTAGGTCTTGCAAATTGCATTTCCATACCCTTTTCTACATCTTTCAAATGTTGATAGATAGAACCGCCCCCAGGAAACATCCCTGGTCCAGTCATAAGATCCATTTCTGAATGCATACCTTTTTCGCCCGGCAAAATTGGTCGTTCAGAATAACTTAAAGCTCCTGCTTCATTCGGATTTTTAATAAGACGATCATGAAGTTCTTGCCAAGCTACCGCAGGATCTCCTCCTAGACCGATTGGTCTTCCACGTGGCAACGGCACAACAGCTTCCGGTCCAGCCTCACCTATCATAGCAATTGTCGGCTTAGTAACAATGCCACCATGTTGCAAGCCGGGAATCGGAACTTGCTGTGAAGCAGGAGATACCGTTCCACTATTCTTCATTACTTCAGGATGCAACAGAATATAGAGATTATCATTAAGTCTTTTCAACTCACGAGTATTATCATTGATCTTATCGTTCTCTGTTCCTCCAGGAATTCCTAAAAATGGCTGTGCTTGATCAAGACCAAAATTAGATGGCGACTGTGATGAAGGCTGCTTAAATCTATTCCGTATGGCCTCGGTTGCCACTCCTCCCAAAATAGCTCCTGGACCTCCCAATACATAGCCTCCATACCGAGCAACATCAGCACCACTGATCATTGACTCCCAAAAATTCTTATCTTTCAGAGCAGAAAAACCTTCAGTCACCAATTGGAAAATGGCCCCGGTTAGATCTTTGGCGCTCTGCAACAGTGGAAGTAATTGCTGGATAGCTGCACCTTCCAGCACCCCACCAATTCTTTCAAGATTTACCGCAGTCTCATTCCACAATCTTGTAAATTTTTGAGCTTCAGTATTCAATTTTTCCAAAGACGCAGCACGATCCTTATCAATTTCCTTAATTCTAACTGCGCGGTCAAACTCTTCATTCAAACCAACTATCGCACGGAATCGAGCTCTAGTTTGAGCATTAGTTCTTTTCTGTGTAGCCTCATCATCTGAATGATAATACTTATTGGAAAGTTCAGAAAATTTTTCTTGGCCTTCTACAATCACATTCTGTAGTTCGACTTGCGTTTTCGCATTTTGCAATTGTATTTGAAAATCTTTAACATACGGATCATTAAACACCAGCTGCCGCAGTTGATCAAACATCTCACTATGATGCGCCTTACGCGCTTCAAATTGTAATTGATTTGCTGCCTGAATATCTTCAATAGTTTTATTAGCTTCTATATTCACTAAAGCATATTGCTCAATAATGTTCCTGCCCTCAGAATATGGAATACCTAAAGCTTTCAATTTATTAGCTTGATCAACAATCCCTTTAGCTGCATCAGCTACAATGCTCGTGGTCTTATACAGAGCGTATCCAAGCGCACCTATAACGCCAGCACTCAAAGCAAACTTGGAAGTCAAATCTATAAAAGCTTTAGATGTGCCAGTCGCTTCAAGACCAGTTGCCTTAAGAAGTTGAGTGAGCAATGTGTTATGTCTTTTGAAATTTTCCAGATGCTGTGCTGGCTGACCACTGGTAAATTCAGATATAGATTTCTTAAAGCTGTTGAATCCAGTCGACGCCTGATCCGTTAAAGAAACTACAATTCGTAATTCTTCAAACTCAGCCATGATCAACCTAGATTGCTAGGAGCGACAACTGGTTCAGGAGAAATCAGCGGCCGATGCCGTCGCTGGATCGTAGGCTTTTCAAATGGACCAGTGCCAACCGCATGCACTCTAGTGCCTGCCGGTGCTTCTACGTCCACAGTCAACTTACCAGAAACTTTTGATTTGCCCACACCGTTGCTTTTCTTAGCATCACTATCTATAGTATCCCTCGCCTTTCTTCTTTCCACTTCTTCCTTAACTTTCCTGGCAACTTCTCCAGGCAATTCCATGTGGGTCTTCCCAGCTATTTCTGGAATATCAATTGTCTTAATGCCGGGAATTTTACCTGTTGTATATTTACGAGTACGACCAATAAGAACTACTTCCTTAATCCTTTCTTTAAGTTTAGGATCTACCTTAGGATCTTTCAATACCTTTTCTAGGACATTAGCACCTCTAGAAAAGCCAATCGCTCCAGTAACATCACCTCGATTAAGAGCAGCTACAACTGCGGCAGTTTCTTCTTCAGGAGTTCCGGCACCAGAAATAACAATGGTGTCTGAAAAGCCTTCCCCCAAAGCAATATCACGAAGACTCTGTGCCACTTCCTTGGGATCATGACCACCATAACGCGCTTCAATGCCTTGCGGTAAAATAGCCACCCCACGATTGGTGGACGGCGCTGTAGTTGGTGCTTGATCAGCAGGAGATTTCGCAGTCGCTGCTGTTGGATGATAAAATGATGGTCCTTTATAGATCCTGGACATCTGCTGATGTGGGCGATCCACAACTCCAGCATGTCCAGGCAAACCTTCAATCCCATATTTTTCTCGATTGGCCTCCATCCAAGTACGAAAATCACTTGTAGGTAAATCTCCAGCTCCCCTCTCAGCATGTTCATGCCTAGATGTTCCAGCAGGAGCAGCTAGTCCTTGATGAGTTCTTAAATATTCAGACCTATAATACTGCTGAGTGGCATAGTCACGATCAAACTCACCAAACACTGCTTTCTTGCCAGTTTCCTTCTCATAATCTTTACCGGCAGCAACCATACGAGCAATAAATTCAGGATTTATTTGTCCGGTTGCACCAATTGGTCCACTCTTCCTATTAATCTCACTATGACCACCTCTTTCTTCAAGAAACTTAACATTTTCTTGAAGAGTTGCATCACCAACTGGCGAGGGCGAGGCCGCAGCTCTTCCAAGCTGGCCAAGACCACCACCAGGAGCTCCTTTTGCTGTTGCAGGAACTTTAGTCTGTGCTTCCAACATCTTCTGAAATGTAGCGCCATAATACTGAACTTTGCCACCAGTAACCTTTGATCCTTCACGACCACCAGGAGCAGAAGTCCACTCACCACTCAATGCACCAGACATTCGTCCAATAGCTTCTGGATTACCCTTATTGGCTTCTAGATCTTTTTGCAAGTCACCAGTGAGATCTTGGACTCCTGTCTTCGAATAATTACGGCGATAAACCTCTTGAGCTTTATCCCAGTTACGAATGTTCTGTGCCTCTGGTGACCAACCATCGACCTTCATTCCAGGATGCAGCTTCTGACTTCTCCTGACATTCTCATAATAAGTTAGGACCGTTTCTTGATAACGGCCAAATGCAAAAGATGTACCAGCCCCTCCTCGAAAACCACCCCAACCTGGATACTGGTGGTGAGGATGCATCTCAACGCCACCAATATCTATAGTTTCTCCGTGATATGAATATGTTGCTCCTGGTTTATTAACAGGAGGATTACTGACATCTAATGACTTACCACCAACACCCACATCCCATCCAGCTCGTTTGTTGTCCTTGAAGGCTGGTTCAGCCTCCCGTGTTGCAATGGTATCAAGAAGAGCCATTCCCTCCGGAGTTAATGGTCCTCCTGCCGGAGGCGGACCTAACGGAGCAGTAACGTTAGGTCCAGTCCCCCTATCACGCGTTCCGCTTGGACCTACACTTGGCGCAGCACTTGGCGCAGCACTTGG